AGTCAACTTGAAAGCCTAAGTGTGTTGGGTGTGTCATATTATATTTTCCATTTGTAACTGTTCAGTGTTTTATAATTGGGTGAGAACCCAAGCCTAAGCTCAGGTTCCCCCTTTAGTTTAAGTTAAGCTATTAAGCTACAACTGCGGAGAAGAAGTAACCCAAGTCAGCGCCAACAACTTTCATGTCGTATGCCATCTTAACTTGGATTTGCTCTGCTACGCCTACGCGCTTAAGTGCATCATCTGTGAAGCTCTCAACTGTTACACCAAGGTTAGATACACCTTCAATGCTGTTCCAAGCAAAGGTCAAGCCAGCAGCAGGGGTCATAAGACCGGATGCGCGTGGAGTGTGTACCAACAGTGCGTTCTTACCACCGATGAAAGCGTTAGCTTCGGCAAGGCCTTCGGCACCAGTGTTAGCTACTGCTTCCATGACGTAGAAGTTCTCTACACCAAAGATTTCAGCCAACTTAGCGTCAACAACCAGTGCTGGGTTATTAACAGTGGAACCACCATTAAGACGAGCAAGGATATCAGGGTGATTAACCAAGATGTCGCGCACTTCTTTGCCTACAACCATTGTGTTTGGCTTGAAACCACCAGACTTCAACTGCATGGTACGAGCACCAGTAGTTACGTCAGCGATTGGAGTGGAGTTAGTGTAGTCAGACCACAAGTTAGACGGAGTTACGTCAGTAGTCCATTTGCCAGCAGCGAAGAATGTAGAAGCAAAGGCTTCTTCACGTTCGATGAGTACACGGTTCATCAAGGTCTGTGCGCCGTTTACGCGAGTTTCCAAGACTGTATCTTCGTTAGCAATAGTCTGTGCGTCGAAGTCCATGCCAATGCCATATACGTCAGCAAAGTATGAGTCGTTGGAGATAGCTAGACCAATACGGTTTACCTCTGTACGTGGGGACAGCTTCTTAACGTCGCCCTTACGGTTAGCATTTGCACGGTCATAGATGTAGTACTTATCAGACTGCTTAGACACACCAACGACAGGGAAAACCTTGTCAGCGATATATACAGACTGCTCTTGTACGTAAGCCAATGTCAGGTTTGACAAAGGTGTGTCCAAGTGGACGGATTGTGGTGTTAGAATCGGCATATTGTTATTCCTTATGAGCTAAGTAGTGCAGCTTACGCTACAGCAGTACCAGCCAAGCTAATTTCGATTGCGATGATCTGACCGTCAACACCAGCTTCATAGGTCTTACCTACAATGATGTCTCCAGATGCTGCGGTTACAGCGTTGCCATCTGCGTCGATACCTACGTTAGCACCGATTGCGATTGTTGCGCCACATTCTACCATTGTCTTACCAGACACGGTAACTGTAGCTGCGTTGCCAGAAGCTGCTGGGACCAAAAGGACACCAAAAGCTGCATCTCCGTTGCCACAAAGTACTGCTTTAGCAGCATTGTTCATCTTAACGAATTTGAATTGAGCGGCACTAAGATCAGCACCAGCGATTAGAGTGCGGTTGTCACGTGATTGTGTTACGGCCATGATTATTCCCCTTTATAGGATTTGTTGATTAGGGTCTTGCCAGCTTCGGTCTTCGCTACAGCAGCGTAAGCCTTGGCATAGTCACCCTTAGTAAGTTCGTTGTCACCCATGTAGGTTTTAACGAGTGCATCTAGTTTATCGGCTGAAGTGGCGAACTCACCATCTGCGTCAGACTTACCAAATTCTTCCATAGCTACATCAAAAGCTGCGTCTGCTGCCTTTAGTGCTGCCATAATTGCTTCATCATCGTAGAACTTCTCTACGAGAGCTTTAGCTACAGTTAGATCGAAGTGTGGTAGTGAATCACTAGCTTTCTTCGATAGTACAACGTCGGCTTTCTCTAATTCATACGCAGCTTTCTCAACCGCAGCATTTTCGAGGGCCTTAAGGACTGGCGCGGGAATATCGGACTTAACCAACATCTCGCCTTCTACTTCCAGCATCTCAACGTCAGCTTTCTTTTCGATAGCCTCTGCTGTGATAACATAACCGTTGTCGATTAGACCTTTGCGAAGGACTTCGTTATCAGCTTTAAGTGCAGCAACTTCAGCTTCCAAAGGATTAACCTCAGGAGTTACTTCAGCTTCTACTTCTACAGCTTCCTCAGCTTTGTCCATCTTGTAGTCAAGAGCTTTCATAGCTTCTGGACGACCACAGTCTTTCTCAGCCATATATGTAGCTACTTTAGCTTCCATTTCTTCTGTCATTTTTGTAATTTCCTCTTGAGGATTGTCACGCTTAAAGAGACTAACCATTGCCTGAGCATTGGCTGGACGATCCACTAGGGAAAGTTCTTCAAGGTGAAGTTTTGTTAGGAGACTAGGCAAGTTAGAGTTCCTCCTTGATAGCACGTCCACCTATTGAGAACGCAGCGAGTTCACCTGACTTAACCATATCCCAGACGTTATCATCGAATACTTTGTACGCGACTACCCATCCTTCACGGTCAGACTGGATTCCTAGAGCATCACCAATTTCCTTAGTGATAGGGAGCGAATGTACTACTACACCAACCTGATCCCCTGTGTGCATAGCCTTACCAACTCGCACATGCTCCATAAATTCGTTAACGGCTTTCACTAGGGTATCAGCCCCAATGACATCGCCTTGGCGGTCAACTACAGCTTCACCCTTTTCGGTTACTACTGAGGCCCAACCATAGACCATACGTTGTTCGTCGTCGGTCTTGAGGATTTTACCTTCGATATTTTTTGTCATCTCGTGTTCAAATCCGTTCTCTTGTAAGTCGAGGTGTTCTTGCAATGTAGATACCTCCACACGTTCGCCCGTGTCAGGGTGGTACATCGTGTGAGGCTTGAAGTTCTCCTCGGTGTAAGCCTTCGTAAGGCTACTGACTGAACTGGTACTCCACATACGACAAGACCAGTAACCAGCAGTTGTCTTATCCTTCTTGGTGTCACAACTGTGCCTAGCCCTAAAGTTGGCTCTTGCCTTGGGGTTGTCTCTTCGGATACTCATATTGGGGTCACCAAACGAGACCCGCTTAACCTTGTCACCATCCTGTACAAAGACTTCAAACTTACTGCTTCCGCCTGTTGTGCGTCTAGGTTTGTTCAGAGTTACTTGTTTACCTTGATACTCAGCCATTATAGCCACACACGCTTAGGTGCATCAGGTGTAACACCATGCGACACATCAAGAGCTTCAACAGAATCCCGCATAACCTCGTTAAGTAAGCGGATGTTAATGTGCCAACCGTCTAAATCTACCATCTCAGGATACTCCATGCCATCAGACGTCAGGGTGTTACCTGTAGGCTCCTGTAGTACCCCTACGGCGTCGACAGAGTAGTCTGGGGTGTTACTCGCAAACTCGCCATCTTCGTTGTAAAAAGCAGATAGCACAGTTGGCATATCCGCTTCGCTTAATAGTTTTAGGTAGAAATCTATCATGTTGATGCCTCCGTAATACCAGCGTCGGTTAGGTCTTCATCCCACATGCGGAACTGTCCGATTGTACCCATGAAAGTAGACCCAAGGCGTAAGATAGTGGATGACAAGTCAGGGAGGATTGTAGGGGTTGTGTTGGCTGTCAGGAGTGTACCATCAACTGAACCGTTGATGAACGTATCGCCGTGACGACTTGCGAAGTTGAATGAGACGTTGACATCAGGGGAGTAGGTAGCAGATGCCCCATTGACGAAGTCATTACCAGAGGTTGTTTGACTTTGTAGGAAGGACGGTTGCCCTGTACGAAAACCTGTCGTACCAACCCTAGCAATAATGTAGTTAGACCCATTTAGTTGCCAATTGTAGGGCTGAACTTCGTTTATATTGCTAGTATCAGCATAAGTCATCTTGCCATCAATCTGGATAGACACGTTAGTGCTGTCATACGGCAGGTTAGCCGCAGGGACTGTTAGTAAGTCAGCAGCACGAGTAACTGTTGCACCTGTTGTTGGGATGTAGCTTGATGGGGTTGAGCCAGCTTCGAGTTGTGCGTTTGTAACTGTACCTGAAACAGATAAAGTAAGAGTCCCTGCTGTTGGGGTGAACGTCAAGCTAACTCTATTGTTCTCACCAGTACCTGTTCCAACTAAAGGTCCAGCGGTAGATACCCCAGTTAGAGTAACCGTGCCTGTTCCTGTGAAACTAAAGGTATTAGGTACAGCAGCAACAGTAGCACTTTGAGTAGATAGTGTACCAGAGTTCAACAGCAAGTTAGTCCGAGCTTCACTCTCATGGAGGATGCCTTCGTTAACCCAAGCAGAGCCATTGTAGATGTGGTGGCCTATCCGTGGGACGTTGGTGCCTACAGTCACAAGAGAACCAGAGCTATTGACCATAGTGGCGCTAGAGGCCCGTGTGTGAGTGATAGATGCAGCAAACGTGGAGTCATTTGAAATCTTGCGGTAATAGTTAGACTTGAAGTCAAACACCAAGGATGGCTCAAAACCGATTACTGCGTAGGCACTGCCCGATGGCTTCTCTGAGGAAGCTGAGTAGCCGTACTTAGAGATGTACTTGTAGTACCAATTAGAGTTCTTAAAACTAAAGAACGAGTGATTGTTAATGTCATAACGATCTGTACCTGTGTCATAAGACATGCCATTTGGCAGGTTGGCCCTTACGTAATTATTATACACTCGTGTTGAATCAGACTCTGACATTAGTTTAACCCTTTTCGGTTACTACTGAGGCCCAACCATAGACCATATGTTGTGCGTCTAGGTTTGTTCAGAGTTACTTGTTTACCTTGATACTCAGCCATTATACGTACGCAATCATTGCTGTAACTTCTCCACCCACTGTAAACGGAGTTGTGTCAGAGTCTGAAACTCCCAGTGTTACTGCAAAAGATAGCCCTACAGAAAAGTCAATTCCTACTAAGGAGGGTAAAGTAAAGTTACTTGCGCCAGAGGGAAGGGACACTGTGATTAAAGGGGTGTCAGTACCCACTGTTGGCGCGGAACTTTTGTTATACAACTTGAAAAACCTAGCTGTAGCTGCACCATTTACAATATGCAATATTACTAGCTTGGCAGGACCATTCTTAACTAGGGTTGAATTTAGTCCAGTGGAAGAGATGAACTTTTGATACTCTGGGTTGCCACCAGTATTTATATTTGCGTTGACTGTACCAATTACCTTAGTCGTCTCAGCTTTAAGAGTGACTTCGCCTTGGGAGCTAATAAGGCCAGAAGAGTTTTCATCTAAGTGACCAAAAGCTACGCCAGATATCGTTCCTGATGTGTAAGATGAAATCCGAGCGCGTACGAACTTGAACAAGATAGGTATCTTGATTATACGGTTAGAGGTAATTGTGGTGGTGCCAGTGGTTTGTCCGCTTGGGTCTGACGTTGCCACGGGGTAGAAAGTTGTGTCATCGTTTGACCCTTCAAAGATGACAGTGGCCTCCCAAGTCCCAACCATCTGCAAGGATATAAATTTAAATTCCTCAGCATTAGTACTCGGCAAAACAAATTCGCCCGCCTGCGTAGCGTTGTTGGTGCTAACAGCAACAGGGAATGAGTGCATACCCTCGTGGCCGTCACTTGCGTAATTCGTCACACGGATTGCTTTACTAAGGCTATCTACAGTTGCAAGGTCAGTACCTGCTCCAGACTTTATTTCTACTGCCATGTTTTATTCCTATCTCTCAAGATAAAGCCCATTGGACCTTGTAAGTTCCGTTCGCCTCAGAGTTATCCATTATTCCAAACAGGGTAAAACCTTGTCCTTCTTGGACTGACTTCACTGCAACACGAATAGGGTCGAAAAGAAGGTCATCAACGGGATGCTCTAAAGTCGGCTCTATTCTTAGTTGAGCCGTTATGACGGAGTTTTGGTTAACAGAGGGGATACCCGTAACCGTTGTTTCTGCTGTGTTGCTTCCAGTGCCAAAGTCTAGAGTGGCTACTCCTGAGGAGGAGTTCTTTATCCCAGTGTTAAACTTTCTGCCCCAAGCGGCATTTAATACCAATTCACCTTGACTACTTAAAGAAGTACCTGATATACCGAAAGTTCCGACTGGAGAGCCAGTATAAGCAGAGCCACCTGTTGAATCCCTAGTGACTGAGACTTTACCAGCGATTGTCATATCGCCGTCATCATAAGTTACAACCAACATGTCTTGGTCGTTAACACTTATAGACTTAATACCTCGGC